CTCATCCGTGGCTGCCGCTGCCGCCTCGGCGCTGACGGCCGTTGTGGAAGGAGCGCCGAATATGAACTTGGCGACATCGGGGCTGAAGTTGAATGACGAGAGGTTGAAGCTCGGGTCCAGGGACGAGAGCGCCTCCCGGGCAACCGAGACAGTCCCCGCAGATCCATCGGGCAGCGTGAGGAGATTGACCTCCTTCGCCATCTCCTGGGCTGACAGGATTCCCAGATCCACCACGGTCCCGAGAACTCCGGCGACCCTGGGTCTGAATTCGATCTTGGAGAAGCCGAGCAGCAGATTGTCTCGGGTGAAAACGTCCGGTGATCGGGCTTCGACAGGCATAGAGTCCCCCTCTGGACTGGCCTCAGGTTACCACTGAGGTGCGGTCCGTAAAGTAGTTCCAAGTGGCTCCGAGCGTGATCTGATGCCACGCGCCATCTCCGCCCTCGTCTGCGGGCGTCCCGAGCTCGGTGAAGTAGACCGTGTCGAGCTTGTAGGCCTCCATGAAGTGGGAGGCTGCATCGAGCAGGGCGTAGCCGGCATCGAGGCCCTCGCGCAGGCGGACATGGGCCGTGAAGACGATCGGACCGGTGCGCGAGAAGTTGTTTCGCTCGACCGAGTGGGAGTGGCGACTCTCCACGCCACCGCCCAGGGCCCACTGGATGTAGGCATTCTGGGCAGCCGGGACCTTCTCGCGGTTGAAGTCTCGATTGGGTGAATCGATCTGACTGCGGCTCGCCCAAAAGGCGTCGAAACCGTCCATGATCTCGTCCTGCATCGTGGTCGTGGAGACGTCGCTCATAGCTGGACCACCACGAAATACATGAGCAGCGTGTCGCCCGGCGTGACGGGACTGACGGAGACGATCGGATAGCTCTTCCCGGCGGCCGTGAGCTTCCACTCCGGCCCGATCTCCTCAGGGACGACCTCAGACCCGAAGGACGTCGTCGTAGCCGGTACCGTGATTGCCCACCGGCCGAATCGGGTCTCAGTGGTCTCCTTGGCGAGCGTGGCCTTGTCGAGCGCGACCTGGACGCCAGAGACCGTGAACGACTGGGCGGCCGTCTTGTCGCTCGGGCCCTGGTCCTGCTCCCAGTCCTTCGCCGGAGCTCGGGACTGTCTGGTGAGAGTGACCGGGATCCCGAACTGCGGGATCAGGACATCGGGGACGGCCGCCTTCAGCGCGCCATAGTCGAAGGTGGCAGACACTGGCTACTCCTCGCCGTTGCCAGGAGCGCTTCCCCCATCGTCGGTCCGGGCCGCTGCCAGTGCCTCTGCCTGGGCTTTCGCTTCGGCCTCTGCCTGGGCAGCGCGCGTCTCTCGGATCTGCTCGAGCGCGTGGACGACCTTGTCCTTGCCCCTGGCCTTCGCCTCAGACTCGCCGTCCGAGATCGTGTACCAGCCAGCTGCGGGACCTGAGACAGTGATGCCCTCAGGCAGATCGAACTCGTCCGCCGTGGTCTGGACGGGCTCCGGGGTCGGAGGCTCGAGCACCTGGCCCGTGCCGACGTCGGGATCTTCGAAGCCGTACAGCTCGATGTAGTGAGCCTCCCAGAACCTGCGGAGCTTGGTCGCCCCCATCTGCTTGATGATCTCGGGGGGGATCTCCTCGCCAGCCTCGAACTGAAGCTCCTGGGTCCATGTGGTTCGCTTGCGCCAGCGCATGCGCGCGTTCTTGTCGAATCGCTGCTTCCAGTGGCGCAGGATTCGAACCGGTCGGACCGGCTGGCTGGCTTCCGCTGTCATGCTGCTCGAGCCCCCTAGTCGGCCACGTAGGAGAACCAAAAGTGTCCGATACGGGCGGTGGCCGCCGTCGCGGAAAAGGTCACCTCTGCGGCATCGTTCGTCACGTCTCCGACGATGACTCCGATGTCCCCGTCCGCGTCGATATAAACCCCGCTCACCTCTGCCGCCGCGGCCACATTCGCGATGTCCGCGAGAGTCGGGAACGCGATCAGGAAGACCGATGCTCCGGTACTGTCGAGATCGACCGTCACGCTCCCGGACACTGTGACGACGTCATCGATTCGCTGGTATCGGCACGTCCCGACGATGACCGCGGTCGTCACGTTCGACCCGACCGTGAACGCGAGGGCTTCGCTGACACCCGAGCCGGTCGCGTCCAGAGCCGCGATGACTACGTTCTGGTCCGAGTCTTCGTCGTCATGGTAGGACTTGAGCCTCGCGGGAGGCAGATTGTGGATTGCCATGTGTCGTACTCCTGCATGCCTGTCAGGGCGAGAGAGAATGCGCTCCCCCTCCCTCACCTCGAGCTGATTGCCTGTGCTGCTACTGGATGATTGCTCCGAAGAAGTAGCCGAGGTCCGCCGAGACGAGCTTCAGATCGTCGCACGACTCGATCTCGACCCGGTCGGCCTTGAGGGCCTTCCTCCGGAAGCGAAGGATCCTGCTCCCGTCTTCCGTCGCGCCCAGGTGACCCGTCCATGTGAACGTGTAGCCCGCGCTCGGAGTCATCCGGCCAGGAACGGGCGGTCGGTAGCTGAGGAGCCCGTGCTTGCCTGCGATGAAGTTGTGGTCGTTCGTCGCCCCCTTCTCGGCCGTATTCTTGATCGAATCCATCACGTTGATCCGATCCAGCTCGAAGAGTGCAGCGAGCGCCTCCCGATTCACGATCGCCGTCGAGACGGTCTGCCCGCGATCGATCCGGCCCACGATGTCGGGGTGATCGAGCAGCGTGTCGTAGACCGTCCGTGCCAGCGTGAGCTGATTGGGCCTGAACCCGGTCTCCTCCTGGACGAACCGCTTGCCCTGCCGGATGTCCTCGATCGGGGTCGACGCAGGGAGGTTCCAAAAGAGCTTGTCGTTGTTATCGGCGTCCGTCGGATCGAAGGATCCTGCGGCCGTCGCGCTGGTGGCCCCATCGACATCGAAGGTCCAGGTAGTGCCAGGAGCGCCGGCCGTGAAATACTCCGTCGCCCAGCGAATCTCGCGGTTGATCAGGTGCTTCAGCGTGACGTAGAGCGTCGCCTCGGCGTCCTGGTCGAGCGGATCGTCCTGGTTGTCCCTGACCTCATCGGGGACATCCTTGTGGAAGGCCCTGAGAGTGCAGAGGAAGGTCGCCTGGTCGATCTCGTAGGACCCTCCGGCCGACTCGGACGCCGGGGCCCTCACCTGCATCTCGTCCCGATTGAAGTCGCCCGGGTCATACGTGAAGTAGATGTTCGAGCGCTTGTCGGACGGGATGAGCGGAAAGACCTCGCCCGCGACGAAGGTGTCTTGTTCCTGCATGAATGCGAGCGAGACGTTTCCCAGCGGGACGTTGACGTGGACGTCGGATCGCGAAGGCTCGATGAACGGCATGATTGGTTCCCCCCAAATTGGTGTTGCTGTAATCGGGCTCGCCGGTCAGGCGACCTCGTTCTCCGTTGTCCTGCTTGCCGCTACGCGGGTGCGATGGTCCTCATGAGCATCAGGATGTCGACGATCTCTCCCGAGTCTCCGCCCACCAGAAGCGGCCCGACGACGATCTGGTTCGTGGTCGTAGAGGCCGCAGCCGCCACGCCATTCGTCCCACATGAGACCATCACTCCGGCCGCAATCGTCGCGCCCAGCTCGATCTTGCCGACGGCGCCATTGAAGATCGCGATCGGGAACTCCACGCCGGACGCCACTTCCTCGGCGGAGATCCCACCGATCAGAGCGGTCGCCGCATCGCCCATGTCCCACGTCTGGTCGCTCGTGGGAACGACGAATCGAAAGACCGACATCGCCTCACCGGCCACTCTCGAGATGTTCACAGTTGCTTCCGCCATGGTCTGGTCTCCCTCTGATCACCCTCTCGGGCTGGTTGCGATTCTGATCGTTCGCGGTCTCAGCGTGCCCCGCGTCCTAGTGCGTCACGCTCTCCGCGTAGAGGCGCTTGCCTTCGGTGGTCTTGAGGACCTTCGTCATCGCGACGGCCTCGCTGACGTTGTGCTGAGCGGCGTGCGCCTTGGTGAGCTTGTCCAGATCACCCTGCGGAGATCCCTCGACGGCACTGGCAGGCAGAACTCCAGTCGTGGTGTACGCCTTCGCGATGGCCTCGTTCCCGGCTCTGAGCTGAGCCATCGCGGCGTCGCGGTCTTCGCCTTCCGGGATCGTCTCGATCGCCTTCAGCGTGCGAACCATCTTGGCCTCGTCGCCGGGAAGCGATCCGAACTCGCGCGCCATCTTCGAGAGGCGCTCTCCGGCCACCTGGCCCTCGGCCTTCTCGGCTCGCTCGCGGTCCTCGTCGGAGCGCTTCGCCAGCATGAGCACGAGATCTCCGTCGGACTTCCGGACCTTGACCAGCCCGTCCGTCGACGTGTAGACGGTCGGGTCGGCGTCATCCTTGGCCTTCTGGATTCGGCCGAGCTCGGCGTCGCGCTCGGTGCTCGACTTGGCCGCGAATGCGGGCTTGGCGGAGTCTTCGAGGGCGTCGAAGTGGGACTTCTGGGTCGGCGTGAGTCCGCCCAGGATCGCCTGGAGATCGGCGCGCGATTCGGCCTTCTCTGCCCGCGCTTCGGCCTTCTCGAGTCGCTTCTCCAGAGCCTTGAGGGTCTTGTCGTCGGGCATGTCGATCTCCTTCCGGACGGGAAGCTTTCCCGTCGTGGGGTGGGCTTTGTTCATCGCAGCGACCAGAGCAGTCGTCACGTCGGCCGCGTCGACCGTATGGGTGTGATCCAGGTTCGCGCCGATCTCGACCGAGCCATTGGCCGAGAGAACCCAGGGATGATCGTGGTGGGATCCGTCTTCGGGATCGTTGTCCCGCTGCATGGTCGTTTCGCCTGCCGCGCCATGGAGCCAGACGATGTGGGTATGGCCGTTCTCGGCGGAGGTCAGAATCCCGGGCGTGTCGCCCTTCCAGAGACGGCCCTCGGAGTCCTTCTCGATCTTCTCGCCGTCCGGATCGTGGCGCTTCATGAGGACGTTCACGGCGCCCTCCTGGGTCGGGATCGGGCAGCCAGCCAGGTAGTCGATCTGAATCTCGTCGAGAACCTTGTAGGCGCGCTGGGCTCGGCTCATGCCGTCGCCTCGGCGTTATGAGAGTCGCGAACCCAGCCGCCGATCGAGAATCCCGTGTACTCGCCGGAGGCATACTTGGCGAGCATCGCAGGATCAGGAGCGGCAGCAATCATCCAGCCAGTTCGCTCGCATTCGATCCCATAGGCTTTCGCGATCTCAGCCGTGAGAGGGAAGTGGAATCGAACGACGCCAGACTGAACCTCGTTGTGACAGTCGTCCATGGCGCCGGAATTGATCGAGAAGTCCAGAGCGGCTTTCAGCATGACCGCTTCGGGAATGTGCTCGTCCTGGCGGTCGACGTAGGGCTCGCCGGACTCGGTGCAGACAATGCCCCAGCCGAAGACCAGCCCCAGGTCGGTGTCGACCTTGGCTAGCTTGCACTCGACTCGGAACTTTGTTCCTGCCTCGGGCATCGCGCTGGAGCCCCCCAGCTCCTGGCGGCGTTCGAGCAGAGAATACCGATCGGGACCGGAGTCGCCACATCCCCGGATTATTCGGCTCGGCCCGTGGTAGGATGGGTGCTCCAGGCGATTCGCAGTCGGGGAGCTGAATAGGGCTACCTGTCATGCGGCCCGCGCTGGCCGTTCGCACCCGCCACGAGAGCAACGCCGTCCTACTGCCATTGGTGGGGCGGCGTTCGCTCGTTCAGGCCGCCTCGACGAACCTCGGAGGCGTCGGAAGCGGATCCACGGCGCGGCGGTTCCGGGCGGCCCGCTTGAGCTGGCGCGCAACTACGCAGCGACAATTCACAGTGTCCGAGGCCGGGCCCAGGGGATCGCCAGGGAAGCGGAGCGAGTTCCCGTTCCCGGACCGGAAGGGCTCTCCCAGCGGGCGCTTCTGGCCGTTCATGGCGTTGTGGGAGGCGCGGACCCGCTCGTCCGCCGCGGTTCGCCATGTGCTCGTGACGTCCTCAGGCCGAACGGCGCCGCTCTCGACCGCCTGAATCCACATCTCCTGCTCGCCAGCGTGGATCGCTGCGACAGTCTCGGTCCGGGCGATCACATTGGCCCTGAACTGCACGTAGCGCTCCCCGTAGCGCTCTACCATTCGATCGATCTGGGCCGGCGTCAGGATCCGATCCCCTCGCGCCACAGCGCGAAGCGTGCCGTCGAAGCGCCGGTCTCGGAGCTGGCGCCGGAGGGCCTGATTGATCGCGCCGCTCGTCCCACGCTCGAGCTGGCGGCGGAAGTTGACGACGTGCTGGGCCTGCTTCTGGGTGAGGCCGATCGAGCCCTTCAGCGCTCGGGCCTGCTCGATCGGGGCCAGGCCGCGCTCGAAGGCGTCGCCCAGAATGGTCTGTGTCGCGGCTCTCTGGTCCCTGCTGAAGTCCGCCACGAGTCGCAGGCGCTCGCGCTCGAGCGTGGCGACGGACCTGGCGTTCAGCGTCGAGAAGTCGAAGAGGGTATCGACCTGGGAGCGCAGTACGGCGGCCGAGCTTAGCCCGACCGAGGCGTAGACCTGCTCGAGGGAGGTCATGAACCCCTCGGCGACATCATTCGTGATGATAAGGGCATCGTCGATTCGGCCTACCTCGACCAGACCAGCGATCTCCTCGAGTGTGGCGAGATCCTTCGACGCGTCGATGAGACCGAGCCAGCGCCGCCGCATACGGGGCTCCATGCGGTCGATCAGAGCCGCGATGTCCGTGAGCTGGACGAGCGCGGCATCGGTCGCCGGGAGCGAAACCGGGAGGCCGCCGAAGCTCACGGTAGGCCGCCGTCCGTGAATCCGAAGTCGTCCGCGTCATCCGCGAAGGCAGAGACGGCGTCCGTCCCGGAGACGAAGGACAGTGTCAGACCCGAAGCACCCTCGAGAAACTGGCCGATGAGATCCATCACGATGCCGGGATATGGGCTCGACCGGCCGAGCGTCGGATTGAAGAACTGGGTCTCCGTTGAGACCGTGATGGCTCCCTCGACACGCTGGCTCGACTTCTCGACCTTCACATTCGATCCCGTTGGGTCGGCTGTCTGGACCGTGGCATCGTTCAGGAGTGCGAGCGCATACTCGAAGAAGCCGTCGATCACATCCTGGGGAGTCGAATCCGACGGGATCGCGACGTCGTTCTTGTCCGTGAGCCCGGTCCGTCCCCACTCGAGAGGCTGAGTCCCGGACGGCTGGGATGCGAAATCACTCTTGTCGATCGGGAGCGTCGGATCCCCTAGCCAGCTCTCGCGCTCGAAGACTCTGGTCGCCGTGACGAGGAGCTGATCCCGGTTACTGGATGACGCCGCCGCCCAGGGCGCGCCGTGCGAGGCCGCCTTGAAGTAGGCATCCGCCGCCGCCTTGTCATCGTAGACCGCATGGACAGTCCCGCCGATTGTGATGTTGGGCATGGCCCCATCCCTCCCCTCTGGCTATGCGGCGGATCTCAGGTGTTCAGGATGTAAGCGAAGTGGAAAAACACGGCGGCCGGAGCCGTCGAGTTCAGCTGCGCAGTAATATGCACTGTGTTGGCGGAGACGAGACCGGCAACCGTGCCTCCTACAGTCGGCGAGCCTTTCGTGCCTGCGGTGCCGATGCAGTCCGACTCTGCGATGACATCCATGCCAAACGGCAGCGAGGCCGTGAACGAAACGAACCCCGCCGCAGTCGGATCGATTTGGGCCGCGATGTAGACTTGCACGAATTGCCCGGTGACGGCGTAGAATGCGTTCAGCAGCGTGACAGAGTCTACATTTACGTCCACTACGAGATCTGGGGTGTAGTTGCCAGTGAGTCTGTGGGCAGGGAGCTTTAGCAGTGCCATTGATTCCTCCTACGGCTGGGTGATGTCCGCCAGGATCGTGTACTTGCCCTTGATGATCGTTCGGACGTTGGTGGAGCCATCGATCTGCTCGACGTCGAAGAATCGCTCTCCAGGGGAGACGTCATGGTTCCCGGTCGTGGGGCTGAATGTGATGACCCCGGTCAGGGGTGCCGGGAATGCGGCCGTGAGCGTGAAGAGCTTCGTCGCGGCCGAGGATGGCTCCTCGCTCGGGTCGACGGTCAGGGTGAACGATGTATAGCCAGTGATGTCGATCGCAGTGCCGTCCTCGTCCTGGAGCGTAAACGAGAAGGGCGTCGAGTCGCGTCTCGTAAACTTGACGTCGATATCGGCCGGGCTGATGTCGAGAAGATCCGCCACGCTGTCCTCCGTCGCCGGTCCGCCCGCTGGCGAGACAGCGACCCGGACTGCCAGGGTAGCTGCCCGGACCTCGGCGACCAGGGTAGCGGCCTGAACCTGAGCGGTCAGGGTAGCGGGCCCAATGGCGGCCGTCGTTAGCGCCTCCTGGACCAAGACGACTGCCGTGGCGTTGGCCAGAGGGGCCGCGACTACTGCCGTGGCGACTTCGGCCGAGATCTCTGTCCCCGTGACCCTGGCAGCAAGGGTAGCGGCCCGCACTTCAGCGCTCAGAGCGGCGGCCCGGGTGGTAACTGACTTCGGCGCCGAATGGACCGTGACGACTGCCGTGGGGTCTGACACTGCAGCCAGAACGGATGCCGTAGCGATCCCGACCGAGACCTCTGGATCCGAGAGCCGGACGATGTACCCGGGCACCTCGGTGACGGTGTACTCGACGACGAGCACCGTTCCGAAGTAGGGGTTGTCGTCAACTATTTGCGGCGTCGCGTGATTGCCAGACCGCCACCTACGCTCCTCACCGCTGGCCGTGGCTGCTGTGGGAGCAATCGAAAAACCCAGCCGATTACTTCCCCCGCGACTGTCCAGCCCATCCTGCACCCAGCTCGTGAAATTCGACAAGGTCACATCGGGGGAATAGGAGGCGTCACCGATCTCGTATTGAGCGTCGTCCACGAAGGTCGGAAAAGCGAAGACCTCTCCTCCTACGATGTCACCGTTGCCGAAAGTCTGCTCCGATCCGTTCATGTAGACGGACAGATCAAACGCCTGCAGGGACGGGCCGAACACGAGAGCATTGTCCGCAGGGAGGACGAATCCGGTGTCACCGAGCACGGAGATGAAATCCGATCCGGTAGGCTCAGGATCGAACGAGACCTCCACGAGCAGAATCTGGCCGCTGGTGACAGAGAGCGGGGTTGAGAACGTGAATACGAATTCTGCGGCGGAGAGGAAATTCGGGATATCGGCCGTGTTCCGGTCATCAGAAGTCGCCAGCAAGCTGCCCTTCGTGTAGAGGCCGCTCGTGCCGGAAACCGCATAGATCTTGGCGGCGCACGTCCCTGGGTAGCTACCTCCGAGCCTCTTCCCGAGCCACATCGAGACGGATCCGAGCGACCCGTTCCCAGCAGACGCGAGGGTGAGAACCTGACCCGCTGCGACTGCGCCTCGAACTGATACCGACATAGCAAAGTCAAACGTGGCGGTGGTGGACGTTAAGGCTAGCTGTGTAGAGGAAGTATCTCTAGCACGCGCCAACCATTTGAATTGCTGATGGATGGTCTCCTCGACACTATCACGATTCGGAGACGAAGCGTTCCTGTAGCGAAGAAGTACTGAATCAAACACGCTCGACTCGCTGGAGTCCGCAGTCAACACGATCTTAGATCGGACAACTTGGGCGCCGATCGGAACCGGGGAGAGGTCGTATTGGATGTTCCATCCAATATCTCTCGGGGTCTTGTTAGTGTCTGCGCCGACTACACCAAACACCTCGGTAAACGAGACGTTGAATGGCTTGTCTCGCGCCCAGTTTGCTTCACTGACCTGAAGATCGTTGACCGGATCCGATCGGACGCAGTAGGCGATCGGCATCGCTCAGAGTCCTGCGGAAAAGCTCGCGGGAGACTCGATCCTCTCGATGCTCTCCATGTACTCGACTCTTCCGTGCTTCGGGTGCTTCCGGAAATGCGTCTTGAATCGCAAGCCGTCCGCTTCGATCAGCTCGCGGAGCCCCGGAACCTCCTTGACGCCCCACTGGTGCGTCGGATCTTCGCCCGAGTCTTGGTCCGGGAATGTCCACTTGCGGATCTGGACGCGACCGCCACCCGAGACCGGCAGCGGGACGCTGAGTAGATGCCCGCCGATCAAGGCAATCTCCTTCACGTAGTCCGCAGATCGCACGTCCGACAGGCAGGGCGACATCTGGACCTCAGCGTCCCAGACGCCCCTGGCCAGCTTCAACGTCCTGAAGCCGATCAGCCCCCAGACGCCATAGAACTCCCGACCCCTGAGAACTGCCAGCACTATCAGGGCGTTCTCGGGTTCCGGCTTGCTGTCAACTCGGCAGATCTTCAGGCTCTCGCCTTTCCCGCGCTGGTAGATCATCCGGGCTTTCCAGTGCTGCTTGTATTCGTCTGCCCGCTCCGCCAGCGCGGCATCGTTCTTGACGTCCACCAGGGAGAAGGGGCCGATCTCGATCGGGTCGAAGGTTGCGTCCATGGCTACTCGTCGTCCGGGTCGGGCTCCGGATCCAGGTCCGGGTCCGGGTCCGGGTCCGGATCGCCAGGCAGGTGATCCGAACGACCAGAGGCGTCCACGGCGTCCTCCTCGGGAGCGTCCGGAAGGCCCATCTGAGACCTGATCACATTGACGGCCGGGTCATTGATAGCCAGCGGCGCGCCAGCCGTGGCGAGATCACCCAGGGCTGTCGTGAGCTGCTCGATGTCGTGGTACTGCATCTCTTCAGGCGAGAGGGTCGGCCATAGCTCGCGCGGTATCCCGTTGAGTGTGCAGACCGTCTCGACGATGTCCCGCTGGTAGGCCTCCTTCAGTTCGGATAGCGCGGAGTCGACCACCACGGCTAGCTGATGGCTCTTGTCTCTCGAGAGCGCGAGGGAGCCGACATTCGATCCGCCCAGGAGGATTCCCTCCGTCCCGAAGAGGCGCGCGATCTCTCGCTGGAGTCGCTCGATTGCGGCGGCCACGGCCTCCATGCCGGTGGAGCCCCCGGTCATTAGCTCGACATCCCAGAGCGGAGTGGCGCTGGGCGTCTTGCCCTCGTCCGTGGCCCGGTAGACCGAGGAGTCGATCATGACCCCGGTCTTCACCGAAATGATGTGGTTCTCGATGAAGTCCTTCAGGGGCGCCAGAATCGCGACCCGCTCCGACTCCTTGATCTTCTTCTTCGCCTTCAGGTCGTCCAATACTGCGTATGGCGCCCGGCCCTTAGGGATCCCTCTCAGCTCGGTCTCGAAGCCGATCGTCTCGAGCTCCTGGAATCGCTGTAGCCGCTGGACGGTCTCCGAGATCTGGCGCGCGATTCCGAAGCCGTCGGGCGAGTCCGACAATGAGTCGTCGACCACGTAGACGATCTTCGTCCGGGGGAGGTAGGCCAGCTTCTGGTCTTGGGGCCTCAGCTGGACGACTCCGACGACGTGGCCCGTATCCTCATCCCGGTCCCAGCGCTCGATCGTGTGGGCGGGCCGGGCCTCGACATCGAGCAGCCCGATCTTCCCGTCCTCGCGCTTCTTGGCGGTCCACTCCTGGATCCCGAAGCCCCAGTAGCGGTACATGAGGCCGCGGCGGACTACCCGGGCCCACGGGGTCCTCATGTCGCGAATGACGTCGTCGATGAAGTCCGCGACATCCTGGGCGGCCGGCGTGTCGTCTGCCGGGTCCAAGCTCCATTTCGCGGCAGTTCCCAGATTCAGGTAGTAGCGGACCGAGGCCCCGACGACGTCGATGTTCGCCAGATTGTCGGAGTAGGTCCGCCAGCGCGCGGTGTCCCTGACGTTGGCGTTCTTCTCATTGTGCTGAATGAATCCGGCCAGGACGACGGTCCCCGAAGATCCGATGGTCTCGGTCGGGCGAACCTTGCGGCGGAGCCTGTCGATCCCTCCCCCGAAAAACCCCATAACCATACCGTCACCCCCCGATGATCACCGCGGCCGAAGGTATCACGTCCTGGCCTTCGAGCCGGATCGCCCGAGAGTAGCCGCGCGATGAGGCGTCTACGAGATCCTTGAAGTCTGAGCGCGGGAATCGTGTCGCCTCGGCGATCCACATGCCAGTCCATGGGCCGCGGACGAGGTAGAGGTTTCCGAGCTCGGACTGGGCGGCCAGCAAGCGAGCTCGGGTCTCCTTGGCGCCGGTCTCTGTAGAAGAGTAGACCTCGTAGCCCTGGAGCTTCCCGCCGAGGTAGCTCTTCTGGCTCTTGCCGGCCTGGCCTGGGTCCTGGGGGAAGTCGATCGCGACGCCGTACCCGTCGGCCTCGGCCTGATCGACCATCCACTTCTCGACCTTCCCGGGCTTGCCTCGGATCCGATCGGCGTCCGAGATGTAGACCTTCCCGTCGTGAACGCCGATCTTCACATTCGCGGAGTAGGGTGACGTGGACGTCTCGGAGGCCGCCAGGTCGTAGCCACGGACCCAGGCGATCCCGTCCGGGAGCTCCGAGAACTCGATGATGTTGAAGTCGGCCTTCTGGAAGAGTCCGCCGCCGCGGGGCGTGGGCTTCTGGTCGAGCTGGCCGGACTCGGCGTAGCTTCCCCCGACGGCTCGGAGTTGAGGCTTCAGGTCCTTCTCGATGTGGCGGCGACTGAAGCGCTCTGGAGCCACGAGCTGATTCTTGCGAGTCCGCCAGTCTTGAGACGTGAGGAGCCGGACAGGGCCGACCATCTCTGCGGACTCGGGGACCTCGGCCTTCGCATCCAGCCAGGTCGGGACCGAGTCCTCCTGGAGCTTCACGAGACGGACCCGCCGTCGCGGGACGCCCTTGCGGCGGACTGGTGTGAAGCACCGCCGCCCCGGGGTGTACTCCATGGGCAGGCAGCACCACTCGAAGCCCAATTCCTTCGCGAGGATGAGGCCCGAGACGTCGCTCTCGTGGGTCCGCTGCTGGATCACGATGATCGCGCTCTTCTCTGGGTCGTTCAGCCGGGTCGGCAGGACCTCGGAGAACCAGAAGAGGGTCTCATTCCGGATCACGTCGCTCTCGACGGTCTTCACGTTGTTCGGATCGTCGACGATCAGGAAGTCCCCGCGCTCGCCGGTCCCGATCCCTCCGGTCGAGCTCGCGAACTTGAAGCCGTGGACGTCCGTGTCGAAGCGGCCCTTCGCTTCGCTGGCCAGGCTGAATCGGTCCCCCCAGTTGCGCTGATAGATGTCGCTCTGAACCAGCAGGAGGGCCTTCCGGTTGTCCCGGAGCGTCAGATCCTTCGAGTAGCTGAACCCGACGAAGCGCTGGTCTGGCCGGTTCTTCGGGCCCCACTGGTACGTGGGGAAGAACACGTTCGAGAGGAGGCTCTTGCTGAAGCCGGGCGGGACGTTGATCAGGAGCTTTCGGATCTCCCCGTTCCCCACGGCCTCGAGGTGATCGCAGATGCACTCCCAGGAGGGCCCGCGGATGAGGGGGCGCTTCGGCTCGAGGACAGACCAGACTGCGGCGGAGTAGTTCGAGAGGGAGAGGTTCCCGCGCCGGCGGTCCATCTCGTCTTGGACGGCCTGGGGGTTGTCCCGGATCTTCTTCAGGAGGGATGGAGAGATCTCGAGGGCCGGGGCTGCCACCTAGTGCACCTCGTCGTCATCTCCGGCCGGCTCGGTCGTGAGCGCGCTCTTGGCGCCGAGCTGGCGGAGGACGATGTCCATGGCGTCCATCCCTGCATCGTCGAGGGCGCCGACGGCCTCGCGGACTTCTGCGTCATGGCCACCCGCCGAGACCTTCAGGTCCAGGAGAGAGGGCTTCGGGTACTCGCGGGATGCCACGATCTCCACGGCCTGGCGGTCTGGCGTCTGCTGGATCGCGAGATCGATCTGGTTCCGCATAAAGGCCTCCCTCTTCGTCATGGGATCGCCTGTGATCGGATTCGGGACGGGCTCGCCTGTGCCCGGGTCCAGGAATGGCTCATCGAGGATCTGCCGGGCCCAGCCCTTCATGGTCTTGGAGCCCTTCGGGCGTCCTCCGGGGTTCCCTGACGGCTCGCCTGCCTTGAACCTGGCATCGAGAAAGGATTGGGCGAAGGGCGTCCCCGTGTTGGGGTTGATCTCGTCGCTGAGGCCCTGGGCGGGAGCGGCGTCCGGCTCGAGCTCCCTGTTCCTCTCCCGGTTCTTCTGGGTCCGAGGGGCCTTCTTACGGGGGCCCTTCTTCTTCGGCGGCGTCATGGAGCCAGAGTGGCTCAGGGACGCGGTGTCGTCCACTCAGGAGGGCCACGAGACGCCCTACTGCGTCTTGGCCTCCAGACGCGCGGCGATCACGGCCGACACTCGCGCGCCGTCTTGGAGCCCTTCGAAGCCGTCCAGATCGAGTGAGCCCTCGTCCACGATCGATTCTGCCAGAAACGTGATACGAGCGGCGTCCGAGTGGTTCCCGCGCTTCGAGAAGCTTGAGGCAGCCTCCACGAGCTTCCGGATCGCCTGGACGTCGGGGGATTCTCTCGTGGCCATCTCAGCTCAGGACCCAGGGGAAGCCGGGCAGCCTGCTAGCGGTGAGCTTGCAGACATCCTGCTCGGCCTTCTCCAGTTCGTTCAGAGAGGCCTCGGTGGCTCCAAGTTCGAGCGCTGAGATATTCGCCTCTCCGAGATCGAAGGCCACCTTCGCGACGGCCTGGATCAGGATGTCGAGTCTCTGGAATTCGACGCCAGGGCTGTCGTAGTCATTTGACGGCTTCCCGCCTTGCTTCTCGAACTTCTCGATCAGGAATGCGTCCATCTCAGTCCTCCGTCTTCGGTTCCCAGCTGGGAAACATGCTGTCCGTGGTGGCTCTCAGGATGCAGCCCCGGCACTTCCCGGAGAGGAGCGGCGGGCTGGACATCGTCTTCCAGGGCGCTCCTTTCGAGTTCCGGCAGCTCATGCAGTTCTTCCCGTCGTTCAGATCGGCGAGCCGCGGGGCGTTCTCGCTATCCGGGCTCATGGCTGCAGGACCTCCAGAATCCGCTCCAGGACGGCGAGGATCTCCCCCAGGCGAGATTCGATGAGCCAGAGGAGCGTCAGGGAGACCCCTGCCAGGACGAATGCGACGAGGGCTCTGGTCTCTCTCATGTCGATCCCTCCCCGCCCAGCGAGTCGGCCCAGGACTGCACGTCCTGACTCCACTGATCGGCTCCATGGGTGTACCCCGCGATCCGCTTGGCGAGGTGGATTACGTCCCGGGCATCGCCGGGCCAGGGGATCGCCTTGAAGAGCTTCGCGGCCTCGAGAAGGTGGTAGAGGGCCTGGATCTCGGGAGGGCCTTCCGCCCAGACGGGCGCGTTGATCTCCGCACGGATCGACTCGGGCCCGTTGATCACTCTGTTGATGGTCTTGACGTCGATCCCGGTCGTATCGGGTCCGGCCGTGAATGTCAGATGATCCTCGTGGACCCAGGTCGCCATGACGTGTCCATCGTCCTGGACCACGATCCAGCGCTGGAAGTCACCATCCAGGATGCGGCCGCGGTGTTCGTCTAGCATCGGCGGGGCACCGGTCGTCGCGAGACGAGACCAGATCATCCCTTCAGTGGGTCCACAGCAGAGGATGCCGTTACTGTCCCTGTAGTGGATCGCGAGTCGGTCTCCGGCCTTCATTCCGTGGTCTCCTTCTCGATGCTGACGATCCGGTGCCCGACGAGACGCAGGACCTCGTGCAGGAATCCCCTGCCGCAGTTTGTCCCCATCCATTGGACTACGGTCGCGGCGGCCCGGGTCTCGCGCCTCGTGATCGGCCAGCGGACCGGATGGAAGTGGCGGTGTCCCATGAAGGGCTCCGCACCCATGTCGAAGCCGATCAGATCCGCGAGGATTCCGTGGCCCCCGCTGATCGCGTGGTTCATGGCCGGGTGGTTCTGCCGCATCCACGCCCAAGCGAATGCGCGCTCCCATCGTCGAGTGAAATCGTCGTCACCGACCAGCCGGTGGGCCTCGTAGCTCATGTGGCGGGCGATCGGTTTCCACTCGAGGTGGCAGTCGTTGCCATCTCGCCAGCCCTCCCAGCCCTCGGGAGGCATCTCGTATCGATACCGGATGGGCCGCCCGTCACCGTACTCGTTGTGAATCCCGTAGCAGGACGGGACCTTCGGAGCTTCCAGCAGGAATACGGCCGAGAATCGATACAAGCATGACGCGCACCGATACCAGCGCTCGCTGACCTTCTCCAGCCTGTGGCCCTCGCGCTCGATCATGGCGGCGTCTCCTTCGTAGTGGGTGGCCTGTCCGGGCCGGAGGTGTCACGGGATCTCACCGTGTCGCGCGATGGCGTTGAAGGCCCTCCGAAGAACGTAGGACCGGCACAGCGAAACGACGGTGAAGATGGCACCGATCAGTAGGTTGCTCTCGAGCGCGATCTCAACCCCGAACAACGGGAAGACTGCAACCTGAGCGGAGACCGCAACGCCATAGCCGACCACGACATTCGTGATGGACTCCACGACCGACATCGCCCTCGATTGTCCCTGCATTGCGCTACTCCGTCGTGCGAGGAGGGTCCCAGGAATGCAAGAGAACCCGGTCCCCATCCCAATGCCTGCCCAGGCCCTGGGACTCTCGGCGCAGAGAACATCCCGGCGCTCTGATCCTCTACACACGTCAGGAAAACATCTCGTGCTGGCTGGACTCTTCGACCGAGTCTCTCAGATTCTTGACGGCCAGCTCGTAGTAGGATCGCTTCAGCTCGATGCCGATGAATCGCCGTCCCCATC